GCTGAAGGGCGAAAAACCACGGTCCCCTTTGGGGGTTGCGAATAACCAGAAGGTAGAGAAAAAGTCTCCCGCTCTACCCGACCTTGACCCGGAAGCGAAAGCCTTCCTGGAATCCATCAGACGAAAAGAGGGAGACGAAGCGGCGGCGAAGCTGCATAAAAGTTTGCTGGAGCCAGCGCCGTCGTACTTGGCCGGAACCGTTAAGTAGGACCGTAAATAAGTAAGTAGGACCGTAAATGAGAGCACGCGCGAGAGGATCACGGAAAATAAGGCGAAGATCGAAAACCATCCCCCTGAAGGGTCATAGCGTCAGGGGCAATGGAGAAGACGCCGGAAAGTGGTTCAAGTGCTGGAATTGCGGGTTTATCTGCAATGTTGACAGGGACGCTCTCGGGGACAACGAAACCAGGTCGGGTGACGGGCAGACTGATTATCATACCCCGTCATATGGTTCGAGCGATATGTCCGATGAAGTTAACGGTCTGGCGGCTCTGGAAGACTATACAGTTGCATTGGCGCTTGGCGTTGACGGCAACCCGCAAGGAATACGTCACAATATTATGTCTGACGTGTCAAGCGGTTGCCCGATGTGCGGATCACGCAACTGGCGAGGAGATTACTAGAAATTGAGTAAAACAATTAATAACAGAGGAGGTTAAGGCATGGAAGTAGTACACGGAAGTCCACAGACCATTTGGGTTCCGATCAAGCCTTCTGCCACGATCTATGTAGGAAGCCTTGTCACTGTTGACATGAGCGCGCTTGACGAAGGCGTGATTGTTCGTGGTCAGGCGGACGGCGCAGCGGATACCACAAATAAAGATGTTCCTTTTGGTGTGTGCATCGGCACCAATAGGAAAAACCCGGTATTCAGTTCAACCTATAATGCTGAGTACATTACCGACGAGGGCGTAACGGGCCTCAGATCCAGCACGGTTGAGTACGTCGGCGTTGAGGGCCCGTGGGGCAAGGGTGACAAGCGGGCCATGGTTAAGGTGGCTCTTATTACCCCCAATACTGTCCTGAGAGCGCCGATCTACAACGATGCTGTTGGAACTCCACCCACTGTTCTGACGTCTACGGGTGGTAACGCAAACGGGTTGACTGTAACCACTAACGCTTGCGATTTCACCCCGGTTGCCAATCTCTGCACCATTTACTGCCGGTCCGGACTGAATCGCGGTACCTATCGCATCACGGACGATACCAGCACAACCACGGCAACGTGGGACGTTGAGATGCTGAGTAGTACCGCGACCGCAGGTGAAACCTATGTGCGGGTTCCTATTCGTCCGTTCGGGTTGTCCTATGCGCGATTTGGGGACGACACCTGCTGCTCGTACCTGAACTGCTCGGAAACGCCCGCAACCGATTACGACACCATCAACGTTGTTCGCCTGGACTTGAGTGAAGCCGGAAACGAGTACGTCGAGTTTACCTTCCTGGCTGATCACTTTGCAGTAGCCAGAGCATAAACGGAAAGGAGGTAAAAAAAACATGGGATCTCCACTTGACAGCTCACAATTTGTACGACTGTTGGATAAACGGCTTCGCGAGGTCGCGGAGGGAGTCTACAAAGACCTTCCGTCTCAAATTCCTAATTATTATAGGATGTTGTCTTCCGACTCAGCATGGGAAGAGTTCTATGGCGTTGGAGCCGTGCCGGATATTCCGGAGTTTAACGGAAAACTGAGTTTTCTCGGTATCTCTCCGGGATACCATACCAAGATTGAGCCCAAAGAGTACGCAGCCGGAATTCAGTCCGAGCGAAAACTCATTGACGATAAGAAGTATTCCGTTCTTGACGACAGAGCGGCCGGCCTTATGCTGGCCGCCCATCGAACCCGCGAGAAGTTGGGAGCACGGCCTTTCGTATACGCCTTCACCTCGGCGTACGATTTCATGACTTCGGAAGAGGGCCTGTCCCTGTGCAACGATTCTCATACCACGAAATCGGGAACGTCCACGTCCAGCGGGTTTGATAATAAGGGCACGACCGCCCTGAGTAAAACTTCTCTTGCCGCCGCCTGGTTGGCTATGAGAAGGTTCCGGAATGATATTTCCGAGCGGATTGATATGTCCGATAATTACTGGTTGGTCGTTCCTGATGCGTTGGGCGATACCGCTGAGGAAATTGTTGGGACCCCCAAGGGCCTCGATACGGCTGAGGGCAACATCAACCCCCAGGAAAGACGGTATACGGTCAAAAGGTATCTGCGCTTGGACGACTACGATGCCAACAACTGGTTTCTGGTCAACGTCGATCTTATGAAGGAACAGCTCATTTGGATCGACAGGATTACTCCGGAAACCAAAAACACTGTTGACTTCGACACGTACATGATTAAGCACGCCGTGTATTTCAGGTGCGCTTATGGGTGGACCGGCTGGCGCTGGATTCACGGATCGCAGGTTAGTTAAGCAGGTTAGTTAACCGGCGTTTTCCCCCGCAAACCGTTAACCTTTAACCAAGTCCTGCCGGTATGCTTTCCCCCTCATACCGGCAGGCATTACACTAAAAACGGGTATTACACTAAAAGAAACGGAGGATATGAAAAGTGACGACTTACAGCCATTTTGAAAACTCGGCCCCGGTCGGAGGTTCCGGTTTTTATGCCGGGGCGAAAGGTTCCGAGGTTCAGATAGCGGACTCCAGCGGGAATTTGTATCAAGCAGGAACAAAAATAACGTCAACAGCAGCAGAACTTAATAAGATGGACGGCTGTACGGCAACAGCTACCGAACTTAGCACTAAGACTCTGACCGTTCGTATGGCCGATGTTAGCACTGCCGGTTCGGTTTACGTGGTTAGTCCGTATGCCGGTACGCTTTCTAAGGCATACTCGGTAATTGACGGCGAAATTGCTACGGCTGATGCAGTGCTAACTCTCAATGTCAACGGTGGAACAGACATCACCAACACGATTACGATTGCGTACTCCGGGTCCGCCGCCGGTGATGTGGATAGTTGCACGCCCGACGACAACAATACGGTGGCAGTGGGTAATTACATCAAAATTACAACTAATGGGGCTTCTACCAATACGGTAGCAGCTACGATTACCCTGGTGATTACGCTTTAAACCGTAAACTCAAAACGTTGTTGGCTGTTGCCCTAACCCGCAATAGCAACAAAAGGAGTAAAAATATGTCGGATGAAGTAACGTTCTTTGGTAGCGTAGACAGAAATCGTGACGGAAAAATCGCCTCGGCCATGCCTGCATGGTACTTCGACCAGTTTATTGAAGAACTGGAGGAAAGTATCGCCAGGAAAGAGCGCAGTATCAAGCGGGGCGAGATCCCGGCCAGCGAGATTCAGTATGCCAGGGAGGAACTGAAACGAGAAACGGCCAGGCTCCAGGAAATTATGGACAGCAAGCCGAAGCTCTCCGGTCAGTTAAAGGATAAAGTGGCTAAGGCGTACAAGCTTCTCGGGGAACATATCGCTGATACACTTCCGAGTCGCAGCGATGAGTTGCTCGGTTTCGCTTCCCCGCACGAGGAACTGAAAAAAATGAAGTCGCCGTGTATACCCATTAATCACGAAATAGCCAAAATGTGCGGCCTCAAAACGGTTCGTGGCAGAATCACGCGGGATCAAGCCGTTACAGCCTACAAAATGATGGGTAAGGCGCTGGATGACAACACCAACGTTGAGCGGCTTCGGAAGGACGGTAAGTTCGGCACGTTTCGTTCAATGGACGAAATGACTGAGATGATCCTCAAGAAATTCCAGGGTAAATAATGGACGGTGCAGACCTGATAAGACGCCTAAATCAACTGCTGAACGAGGACAGCGACGCCGGTTGGCTGGATAAACAAACCTCGTATGACTACTTGTATGAGGCCGCACTGGAGTTTGTAAGCCGCACCAACTGCTTAACCGCTACCCAAACCATAACAACAGTCGCGGATCAAGAGGCATACAATGTGGACGCCGAGTTTTTAAAGCTCTACATGAAAAACTCAAGCGGCAGCTACTATATCAAATATAACAACGGTAGCACCGATACGTTTGTAAAGTGGCGGGATTACGAGGATATCGTTTACTCCAACCAAACAACCTCGGAGAATGTACCAAGCTATTTTTGTATTGTTGATGATGATTTACCCAGTCAGTTAACCGGCACGGCTACCAGCAACGGGTCCGCTACGGGAGGGGCCAGCACCCTAACCGACTCGACAGCGGACTTTTCCGATGTAGCACCGGGGGATATCGTTCATAATACTACCGACGGATCAAGCGGGCCGGTGCTGTCGGTAACGTCAACGACCGCATTATCAACAGCCTTATTCGGCGGGACCAACAACGCTTGGACCTCCTCGGACGCCTACGTGATTCAGCCGGGATCAAGATATCAGTTGGTGCTGAGCCCGCCACCCGACACATCGGGGCATACAGTCACGCTCTATTATGTTCAAAGACCCGAGCCGGTATATTCCGACTATGGCATATACCGATTTCCGTCACAGTACGCTCCAGCCTTGGTCAAGTACGCTTTTTGGCTCTACAAATATCGTGACTCGGAGCCCAACTTCGGAGATGCAATGTATAAGTACTGGGACGCGCAGGTTAGAAAGTACTCGGTCAGCATCAACCATAGCATACGGCCGTCGGGGTTTCGTGTAAATCTTGTAAAACGTCGATAGCTGAGTCGACAATTGAAGATGGCAAACGATAAACAACGATACCTCAAAGAAATACAGCTCTCGGGGCGTCTGATAACTCATGATGATCCTGCGGCCATAGGTGAGAATTTTCAGACGCTCAAGAACCTGCGGTATGAGTCCGACCACCTCCGGGGCGTCGGAGGCATGACCAAAATAAATTCCTCCGTCATGAACAGTACGTACTACAAGGCGCGACGGGCCATTCATTTTGCCAAATCGCAACCAACAGAATCTCATGTTGTGGTCGAAGCGCTCAATGATGGTGAAACCGCATCGGCCATATTGCAGAATACAACCGCAATACCCGACACCGGCAACTTTGAGGCTGATGCGTTATACACGCCGACATCTGGAACAAACCCCGGACATTTCAGCTTGGCTCCCAACGGTGCCATGGCTTATGCAAATGGAGAAGAAGTGTGCGTGTGGGGCGGTAACGAATACGAGGTGGGCGGATTTATAAACTACGATCCTGGCGGCTCATTCTCTTATGATTATACTGAGAGAGTTAGAAATACCAAAACTGACACCAAAAATAAGGCGGTGTTGAATTCAACAGGAGCCGGGATCGACTCCAACACAATGCTGCTGCTGCACCTTGATGATAATGTCACAGATTCCAGTCCTACAACGCCGCATACCGTAACAAATAACAGCGTAACGTTTAGTAATACTGAATATGTGTTTGGGACTCATAGCGCAGTGTTTTCCGGATCAGCGTACTTGTCTGTACCCGATGATGCGGACTTTGACTTCAGTAGCGGCACGTGGACAGTGGACTGTAGGATCAGGCTTGATGATTTATCGGTTAACAGGCCGATCTATTATCAAAAGACAGACGCAGAACGATACTTCTATATTTATATTAATACCAACGGCAATGTTACGCTGAAGATTTACAATTCGCCGACAACTGAGTGGACTGCTTCTACGGCTTTCAGTGTTGGAGATGCTGTCATCCCAACAACACCGAACGATTATTTTTATGAATGTACTGATGCTGGAACCAGCGGAGATACGGAACCAACGTGGCCCACAACAGTTGGAGATACAGTAAACGACGGAAGCGTCACGTGGACATGTAGAAAGGTTGTTGATTTTTCTCTTGCCACAAGCGCAGTAATATCCGCAAAACGTTGGTATCACGTCGAAATTGCTGAGGACGGCGATAATTATTATATCTTTGTTGATGGATACTTGAAGAAAACCACATCATCAACCGACAGGGCTATAAATTATAGCGGCGCGGTATGGATTGGTTATGACGGTTCAAACCATTGGGATGGTTATATTGATGAGTATAGGGTTTCAGACGTAGTCAGACATACTGAAAGCTTCGAAGTTTCAACCGAGGCATATTCTGACTCTTCAACGGCGATATACTTATACGTCGGAAGTGTTATGCCGCTTCAAGAGTTTAAGTTCTACATTGGAACAGTGAACACTTCCGCAAGTTCAATGTCTGTCTACTATTGGGACGGGTCGTCATGGACATCCGTTGATAACTTAAGCGATGGCACTGCTTCTGGGGGAAAAAGTCTGGCGCAAACGGGCAGCGTAACGTTTGATACGACAGTCAGCATTGCAAAACTGAAATACATCAATGGTATTGTATTGTATTGGTATAAGGTTGTTGTGGATAAAATAAGTGCAAATACCTCCATAACATACGTTACTGTTAATTTTCCGTTTCAAGAACTCAAAGACATTTGGGATGGTGTACCACGTGAAGTTACGTCATTTCAAGTCTACAAAAGCAGTACTTATCATGATTACACAATAAACGTTAGAGAGGACAATTATTCATCCGCTGACTCAGGTACATACGCCGGTCTTGGCGGGCTGGAAGCATCCAACTATTTTGTTGCCGGATTTTCTGACAGACTGATAGGAATCAACTTTAATTTTGTAGGTGATAAGGTAAATACCAGAGCCAATACTATTCTTTCCGTGTATTACTGGGATGGGTCGTCGTGGACCTCGGTTGGTGATATTACGGACGGCACCAGTGAGGGTGGAGTATCGTTCGCCAAAAATGGTGCAGTAACATGGAGTCCGATATCGTTTCAAAACGAATTTACGAAAGAAATTAACAACAGCACCCAGCTTTATTACTACAAGTTTCAGTTTAGTGAGGAACTATCAGCGTCGGTTCATCTCTACTATGTGACCGGGATTGCAGCGCAAAAAGAAATCGGCGCATACAAATTTCCCATGCTGGCCCACAACAGGTTGTGGCTATGCTGTGATGCTAAAGACCGAAAAAATAAGGTGATTTGCTCCAGTGAAGGCACACTTGTGGCATTCAATGGTGAAGACTCGGTTGAATATGAGTTCGGGGATGACTCGGAAATTACCGGTGCGGCGTGGTTATACAGCCAGTACGGGTCCAGCCTCTATAATGTTACCATATTCTTTAAGCGTAACGAGATGTGGGCATTGATTGGAGACGATCCTGAAACATGGATCAAATATAGAATCTCAGGCATCATCGGATGTGTGGCACCGGAAACAATTAAGGTGGTGGACTTGGAGCCGGATGTTGTTCCGACCTTAAGCCGATGCGTTGTAATTTGGCAGGGTGCCGACGGAATTTACTTGTCAGACGGTAGAACACCGACCAGAATAAGCGATGATATTAAAGATATATTCGATGTGCGTTCATCAACCGTTATAAACCAGAGCAAAATCGGTGACTCAACAGCCGATTGGGACGGGTATAACCAGGAATACCATTTTTACTACGCAAGCGGATCATCCACCACGCTGGACAAGGAACTGGTGTTTTCGTTCAGAAAAAAAGCTTGGTTTGAAATAGATAGAACATCAGACAAGAGAATCCAGGTGAGTACGCAAGTTAAGGATACCAACGGCAATACATACAATTATGGTTTTATCGACACGGGATATATGGAGCGCCTTGAGTACGGCAACGACTTTGACGGGCAAAATATAACCCATACGTTTCAGTTTGGTGATATTGCTCCGGCTGATGGCAGCATAATGACGGAGACCAGCATAAATCACCAAGCGCTGGTTGCTGTCGCAAAAACAAACACGACCAACGATATTACAATTACACACTATGGCGATAGTGCGTTGTCCGGGACGTCGTTTACCGTATCACCCAACAAGTCGGGGTATAGGCTTATCTTTCCCGTAGAACACAAGGGGCAGGGTGCGCACGTGTTTCATTCATGGAAAGTTGAAACAACTACGGACAATGAAACCGTGGGTTTTGAGCCGTTATACTTCGGCATTCTGTATACAAGACAGCGAGATCATACGAGAGATTGGAGGGCATAAACCATGCCGAGGCCAGCAATACCATACGAACTCTACGGCGTATTAAAACAACAGCGGGCAATCGGCCGCCGGGGAACCGATAGAGAGCGTCGCTTACTCTACCAAGCGTACCTTGATTCCCGAGCTGCTCAGCGGCGCGGGCAACGCCAGCTTGACCTGCAACAAACGGCCATTGCCAACGAGGAAAGATACAGGGCTGCAATGCTCAGGCAACAGAAACGACAGGAAGAAAGAAATAAACGGGCGTCTACAATCAGCGGTGTTGCCAGCATTGGGATTATGGGAGCCATGGGCGCTAAGGCGTTAAAAGGTACTGCACTCGGGGCTAAACTCGGATTAGGCTCTACTACTACGACCACTCCTGCTACTGCGGCTGGACCCGCCGTTTCAGCCCCGGCTGCTACAGGAGGAGGTGCCGCACCAACCGTAACCGGGGGAACCGGGGCTGGAGCGGCAGCACCGGCAACAGCAGGTGGAACCGAAACAACCGCCGGAGCAACCGCCGGTAGTACCGGAGCAGCAGGCACGGCCATGGGCGTTGCAGGCACGGCGGCGGTTGGATATGCCGGCGGATATTACGGATCAAGAATACCGATTGGTAAGGGTAAAAAGGCCGGTCGCATGAAGGGCGCAGCAACAGGAGCGGCAGCCGGGGCAGGGTTTGGAACCTTTGTGGCTCCAGGGGTCGGAACGGCGGCCGGGGCTGTAATAGGCGGCGTCATGGGATACTTCGGCGCTAAATCATCCGAGGGCGGCGGAGGATGTATAATTGTTTCCGCTGCGACAGACCCCGCTTCCGAGGAAGTTCAAATCGCACGGGCTTACCGGGACAGGTTTTTATCCCGGCAAACTCTGCGTGGGTACTACATTATAGCCGAGAAGATCGTACCTCTGATGATAAAGCATGAATGGTTTAAAAAGATTGTAAAAAAATGCCTGGTGGATAAGCTTGTTGAGTATGGCAGGGAAAAACTGGGGCTTGGCGGTAAGGCGCCTCTTGTGTCCAGGATTATAACTAAACTGTTTCTGTCGCTGTGTAACGTTACAGGAAAGACTGTTCCGGTGTTTGTCAGGTCCAACGGGGAGGTTTGGTAATGGGATTTCTTGCAGATATAGGACGTGCTCGTCCGGATGTAAGCATTCAAAACTTCATGAAAACAGAGGCCGCGCTTAGGCAGTCTGAGGCGCAAGCAGCCTTAACTGGGGCGACTACTCAGCAGGTGCTGGAAAAAACCGAGGCGCTTAGAAACCAGCAGGCGTACTTACAGAAACAACAGGCAGAAAAAGAAGCATGGGAAAAGTCTCCCGTTAACATAAAAGCGCATCCATATTTTTTAAATATTCCAGACCCAACACTTCAAAAACAGGTATTTGATTATTTTCATTCTCAGGGTGTTGTTGACGAAAACGGTGTGGGGCGCAGAAAAGATATTCTGCGGACATTGTCTGAAATTGAAGGTACAACCAAGGGCTTGCAAACATTCATTAAACCCATTGTAGATCACCAGGAAGCTCAGCTTCAGCAGCTTCAGCTTGCTATTCAGGAGGAACAGGCCAAACCGAACCCGAACCCCAAGAAACTCCAGGAACTGATCCAAAAACGTGATCAATTAGCGGCACAGTTCAATCGGGCATCAACTGTGCTCAGTGAAGCTATGAAAGCAGCGCAGGAAAGAGAGCAGGCGAAATTGAAACAGAAGCCTATTCCATGGGGACAAACCAGGGAGGGGATCGTATTTAAAGAAGAGAAAGCGACTGAAAGGGCTAAAATTGGAGCCAAAGCTCGTGTTGAAGCAGCGTCAAAAAAGAAAACCGAGAACAAAGATACCTTAAGAAAGACCTATTTTAAACAACTTGGTCGTTATTACTCAGCTAAACGTGGCGTGGGTCAGTTTGTAGCTGATCCCAACAAGGAACTTGTGGCAGACAAGGCATTGAAATCGGCTGAAAATATAGCCATTAAGTACGTTCAAAGTGGCGGCGATCCAGAAGACCTTGGTATTACAGCGGAAGGAATTAGGGAGGATTACAAGAAGGGTTTAATTTCCGAGAAAAAGGCTGTTTATCTACTCAAGAAACTGTTTGGAATGAAATAATGAAAGCCAGCGAATTTCTTAAACTAGGAGAAAAAACAACTCCCAGCGGCGGAGGCGGGATTCCCGAACAACCGCTCCAGGAAAAACCTTTGTCCACTAATGCTGCGATAGAATTCTTGAAAAGAGATGAAAAAGGAGACGAAAGGATTTTCGCTGGCGGAAAACCGGGAAAAATTAGCGGGGCTGGGGGCGAATTTCCTAAAGAAGGCAAATGGTGGCATAAACTGGCCGAGTTTGCTACGGCTGGTCATATTAGTTTTGAGCCCGAACCATTGCCAGAGGTAACAAGAGACCCTAAAACTGGAGAACCACTTATTATTAATGTGCCCAAAACGGCCGAAATGTCAATTTTTGAAGAGCCTACTGGGTTACCGCTTGCCGCAACAATTTTTGGCTTAGTTGCTCCCGCTGCTAACATTGGAGGACGTTTGACGTCTGGTGTTCGTGAGGGTGTTGGCTGGTTTACTGGTGGAGTATCTGAGGCCCCAACACTAGCTAAGGCCGGAGCCAAAGCAATCCCCGAAGCAGTACGTGGCATTAGTGCCAAGAGCCTTGAGAAAACAATGGCGCGGGCCGTGGAAGGTCCGTTTGGTCAAGTACCCGAAAGAATGAGCACTTCAAGGGTTTCGACAAGCGTTGTTTCGACACCGGCTAAAATTGCCGAGTCTGAATTTTTAAAAGAGAAATTTGCCGAGCGGTTTTTAAGAAAAGAACCTGAACTGATACCCGAAGCTATTCAGGTTGAAGCAACTAAGCCTCCCAGCGAAACAGGCACAACCTTGTTTTCTGGAATCCCAGTCCACAAGGTTGGGAAACTTTGGGCCAAACATATCGGCGAACCAATTTGGGATAAGGCTATAATGAAGGGGGTTCCTAAACTGCTTGAAAAAGTGCCGGGTGGGAAAGCAATTAATCGAGCGCTTATTTATGATTATAGGGCCGACTTACCCAACACCGCCAAGTTTCTTCATTCTATGGAAGACATGCAGCGGGCTCAGGCATTGGGTAGACAGTATGCGGTAGACCTCGGCCGTCGCTTACAGGCTTTTCCCGAGAAGTCGCAACTTCGAATGGGTGAGTATATTAGGGGAGAAGATGTTAGGTTAACAGGTAAAGAAAAAGAAGTGGCCGATGAGGCAAAGCGTGCCCTGTTAGATCTTGGAAAGCAAGCTGTTGACGTTGGCCTTTTATCAGAAAAAACCTTCTTCAAGAATGCCGGACGATATATGCCGAGACTTTATACTTCTAAAGAGTATAAAGAGCTTCTTACAAAGTTTAATCTTACAAAACCCACCAGGCTTAATCTGTCTCGTTTTATGAGGCGCAAGGATATTCCTAAAGAAATTCGGAAAGAAATGGGGGAGATTCTTACCCCAGGATATCCCGTGGCTAAGGGAATAGCCCAGCTAACTCATGACATTGAACTAGCAAAATTTTTTAGCGGTATAGCCTCCAACAAAAAGTGGGCTGTGTTGAAGTCATCAAAAGAAAGCATCCCAAGTAATTTTAAGCAGCTGCCTTCTAATAAGAAACTTGGCAAGCTTTCCGGGGCGTATGTTCATCCAGAAATATTTAGGGATCTTCAAGAGTCCATAAGAATCATGGAAACCCCGGAAAAGATTTGGAGAAAAGCTTTGGGGGCATGGAAATTCGGCAAGGTTATTATATCCCCCAAAACTCACGCTAGGAACTTAATGTCAAACTCCATTCTTGCCCAC